CCTCCTAAAGAAAAACTAGACCAAATTATTATTTTACGTAATAAATTAACAAATAGTTTAAATGGTATAGGTACTCGTTTAGATTCATTTAACTCATCATTAAACGCGATATTATCCACGTATAATATTAGTTTAACGCTAATTGAAACATTAGATATTGCAAGTAAAGTAACATCATTAGCCGCTAAATTTGTCCCAGCACCTCCTGGTATTCCAGGTATTGTTACTTCAACTTTAAATGATTTATTAACAACCAAATTATCTACATTATATACAACTGATGGATCTCCTAAATTATCTAAATTAAAAGCAATTTTTGATTCAGCCGCTATGCCTTTAACTATTACTAGCGGATATATTAAAACAGCAGTTAATTTATTAAGTTTATTAGATATTATAATTAAATTGTGTGATCCTAATGCTAATTTAATAAATGTAGATGATTCATTAACTAGTATAACAAAACAGTTAAATGTCGATAATAATGATTCTACCTATAAAGGATTTACGTTTGAAATAGAGGAAGTTCCTTTTAGCAATAATTTAATACATAAACGAGCCCTTGGATTAAATAAAAGTGGAATTAAATTAATTGAAACCCAATTATCCTTTACCTTAGACAATCAGGTACTAATTGAAGAATTAAAACTAATAATTGATAAAGGTAATTTAAAAGCAGACTAATAAATATTTATAATAAACAATGAAACCAACAGATTTTAAAAAAATTATTAAAGATGCAGTAAGAGAAGCTATTCAAGAAGAATTAAAAGATATTCTTTTAGAAGCTGTCCGTGCACCTAGAATGGCTCCCGTTGGAACAGGTTTTGGAACTGTAACTGAAGCCATGACCGGTACATCTACAGCCTCACAAATTAACCAATCTAGATCACTGTACACACAAATGATGAGTGATTTTAAACCGGGAATGGAAACTATCTCAATGAATACGTCTTCTCCTACTCCTCAAGGAAATTACATACCTAGTGGAGTATCTGCAGGTATTGAAGGTACACTTCATCCTGGAGAATTAGGTTTAGATCAAATTATGGGATTAATAAATACTAAATAATGGCATTCGGTGCAAAGAAAATATTTCCAATAGATCAATACTCACGTAAAGCCGTGGGTGTTGCCTTACCTTTTAATGCACCCGCTGTATTTGACTCAACTTATATTACTAAAGACGCAATTAGAAATAATCTAATTAACTATCTACTAACCAATCCCGGTGAACGACCTTTTAATCCAACTTTTGGAGCTGGAATTAGAAATTATATTTTTGAGCAAATTATTAGTGACAATTTAGATGAAATTTCATCTAGAATAGAAAGTGATATAATTAAATACTTTCCTTCAATAAAGGCAACAGTCCAAGTTACCCCTAGTTATGATTATAATACTGTTTTTGTAGATATTAATTATTCTATAATAAACACAGGTATTAGTGATAATCTAAAAATAAACTTAAATAATGGCTAATAATAAAGATATAAAATATTTTAACAGGGATTTCCAAGGTTTAAAAAACTTATTGGTTGATTATACTAAAACCTATTTTCCGGATACATACAATGATTTTTCCCCATCATCCCCGGGTACAATGTTTATGGAAATGGCGGCTTATGTGGGAGATGTATTATCTTTCTATTTAGACAACCAAATTCAAGAAACATTCATACAATATGCTAGACAATCAGAAAATATATATAGTTTAGCTTATATGTTAGGATATCGTCCTAAAGTAACTAAAGCCGCTACTGTAGATATTGATGTATATCAACAAGTTCCCTCTATTTTAGATGGAATTGTATATGTTCCTGATTATAATTACTGTTTACAATTTTCTGAAAACACACAAATTAAATCATCGGCCAATAATAGTGTATTCTTTTTAATACAAGATAATATTAATTTTGCTGTATCTAGTTCAACCGATCCTACTGAAATTACAGTATATCAAACCTCTGGTGGAAATCCTCAATATTTCTTATTAAAGAAAACAAGACAAGCAATCTCATCTCAGATTAAATCTACTAGTTTTACTTTTGGTACTCCAGAATCATTCCAAACAGTTAGTTTAACTGATGATAATATTTTACAAATTTTAGATATTACTGATTCTGATGGTAATACTTGGTATGAAGTTCCTTATTTAGGCCAAGAAATGATTTATGAAAGTATTAAAAATACTAATACTAATGATCCTAATACTTATCAAAATACAGATGCTCCTTATTTATTAAGACTAAGAAAAACACCACGAAGATTTGTAACTCGTTTTACCTCTACAGGTAACATGCAACTTCAATTTGGTTCAGGAACCACTAGTGATGTTGATGAAGTAATTATACCTAACTCGGATAATGTAGGTTTAGGATTACCATATAAGCAAAGTAAAATGTTTACTGCTTTTGATCCAACTAATTTTTTACAAACAGATACTTATGGTATTTCACCCGCAAATACCACGTTAACTGTAAGGTACTTAGTGGGTGGCGGGGTATCATCAAATGTTGATTCAAATACGTTAAACGCGCTAATAAACGCGAATAACGCATCATTTATACAGAACAACCTAAACCAAACTACAGCAAACTATATTTTTGGAACTATAGCACTAAATAACCAAACAGCCGCCTCTGGAGGCTCAGATGGTGATACATTAGAGGAAATTAGACAAAACTCATTAGTTACTTTTCAATCTCAATTACGTAACGTAACTCAAGCTGATTATTTAGTAAGGACATTATCAATGCCTTCTAATTATGGATCAATTGCTAAAACCTATGCTGAACCCGTTAAAATTGAAAATCTTTTACCAGGTGAAACTCCATCAGTATTAGATATATATGTTTTAGGATATAATGCTGATAGCAACTTAACTACTGTTTCTGACACTGTTAAAAGTAATTTACAAACTTATTTATATGAATATAGAATGATTAATGATTCTATTCGTATTAGAGATGGTTTTGTAATTAATATTGGAGTTAATTTTGATATTATAGCATTACCTAATTTTAATAGTAATGAAGTATTAATTAATTGTGTTAACGCATTAAAAATATATTTTAATATTGAAAACTGGTCAATTAATCAACCTATTATATTGAAAGATCTTTATATTGAATTAAGTAAAGTTCAAGGGGTACAAACCATTAAAGATATTCAAGTAATAAATAAATCTGGTATTATTAACGGATACTCTCAATATGCATATGATATTGTAGGAGCTAATCAAAATGATACTATTTATCCATCTCTTGACCCCTCTATATTTGAAATAAAATACCCTGATAGTGATATTCAAGGAAGAGTAGTATCCTTCTAATTCAAAATATTTATAATAAATGGCTATCTACAAAATTTTCCCTGAAAAGGATGCTACTTTATATTCCCAATACTCTGGTTCAAATACTGGATTGGATGAAATATTAGAATTATCAACTATAGTAGATAATCAAACAGTATATTCTAGTCGTCCTGTATTAAAATTTTCACAAACTGAAATAGCTGATATTATTACTAATAAAGTAGCAGGAGCTGCTTGGCAATCTAATTTACGATTATTTTTAGCATATGCCTCAAATATCCCTGTAGATTATACAATATATGCATACCCTATTTCCGGATCTTGGGATATGGGAACAGGACATTATTTAGATAGTCCTATTAATGATAGTGGAGTTAGCTGGGTTAATAGGTTAAACTATAGTACCTCCCCTTGGACAAGTGCTAGTTTTGGTACTTATGTTACTGCTTCTTTCCTTTTAAATCAAACTGGTGGAGCAACATGGTATACTGGATCTGCTACTTTAAATCCTGTTGCCTCTCAATCATTTAATTACATTACCCCTAAAGACATTAATTTAAATGTTACTAATGCTGTAAATTTATTTACTAGTGGAACTATTGCTAATAACGGCTTTATTCTTAAAAAAGATGACAGTGTTGAATTTAGCTCCGGATCAGCGTTTGAATTAAAATATTTTTCTATTGATACCCATACTATTTACCCTCCTTGTTTAGAGTTTAAATGGAATGATTTTACTACTGTTTTAACAGGTTCACTTACATCAAGTATAGTAACCACCTCAGATTTTAAACTTACATTACCTAATAACTCAGGATATTTTTATAGTGGAAGTGTATCTAAAGTTAGGTTAAATGTTCGTCCTAAATATCCAACACGTACTTTCCAAACAGCATCTATATACACTACAAATTATTTTTTACCAACAGCATCATATTATGCTATTAAAGATTTAGATACTAATGAATATGTATTAGATTTTGATAACACATATACTAAAATTAGTGCTGATTCAACAAGTAATTACTTTACAATTTATATGAGTGGTTTAGAACCAGAAAGATATTATGCCTTTCTTATTAAAACAATAATTGATGGACAAACCGTAATTTCTGATGATAGTTATTACTTTAAGGTAATTAACGGATAATGAGTGAAAAAATAACAATAAATAAAACCGCTTATAACAAGTCCCAATTTGGACAGGTTATCAATAACCAATTTACTCAATTTAACCCTGCCCCCTCAGCATCTGTAGCTTTAACTATTGATGTAAATCAATTTTTTCAAGCATACGAAAATTTATTTTTTCAAATTCCTAAAGTAGGTGATACTAAATCACACCAATATTTAGTAAATAAAAGTAGTGAATATATAGGTGAAGATGCTATGAGTGAGGAAATACAAGCATTATTAGAGGAAATAACTCAATTAAGACAAGAAAACGTGGATTTACAACGCCAAGTTATTACTGTCCAAGCCGAATCTATAAATCCTACTGAAAAATCAAATGCTAATCTAAATCAAGTTGGAGCTACAACCAGAGCTAATCCAACATTTAATCCTACTATTACCCCTCAAACAACAAATACTTCAGGTGGTAGTGGAGGAGGTAGTAATGGAGGAAATAGTGGTAGGGAATCAAATAGACAAAGACAATAATGGCACAAAGTATAATTACACAAATAACACCTATTAACCAACAAGATCAGTTACTAACTGCAACTGATAGCACTTTGGTTACTAGTATATCTACCGCCACCAGCTTTAATGTTGAAACTGATGTAATTGAGGCTTATGTTTATAATATAAACAATACATTAATTCAATCTATTAATACTAGCTATACAGTACAAAATACTAATATTGATAATAGTGAAATAAAAGAATTATTTATTGATCCTGTTCGTGATTTAGAGGCAAATACTTTTACTACAGGTATATATAATGTTAATTATAGCTTTTTAAGAAATAAACTTGATTCATCAGTATTTAACCAATACTATATTAAAGATATTTCTAATGATAGGACTGAATTAAGAATAGATAATTTATCTCTTTCAAATGATCAAATTCAAGCCGCGTATACTAATTTTAGTATTGATTTTAATAACTCACCTGTATTTAATGGTTTTTATTTAAATTTTGGCGGTAACAATTTAGAATTAGCCACTAATATTTCATTAGACGTAATTGATGGTAGAAATACTATCTTAATTAAATTATATGAGCCTTTATCTTCTACTTATGGATTAAAAACTCAATTTTGGGTTGTTGAAAAAGTATCTGATCCTTTAGCATATCAAGTAGAATTTATAAATGAACCAGTATTATTTGATAGTAGCCTATTTTTAAAAGGTCCTAATTTTAATATATCTACCAAAGACCAAATAAATAATTCTACAGAATACAAATCATACAATACATTACTTACATCATCAGCTGGACTAAATAGCCAATTAAATAGCATTTTATCTGAAAAAAGAGCAGAATTAAACACAGACTACTCAGACTATGATAATTTTGTATTTTTTAGCTCAGCTCAACAACGTTTATCTAATTTTTATGATAAAACATCATTGATTGAGTCATACAATAATGATATAACTAATTTAAATACTTTACCTAATACTATTCAAGTATCATCTAGTAAAGCTATTATTCAAAATAAGGTAAATACATTAATAACTAATTTTGATGGTTATGATTATTATTTATATTTTGACAGTGGTTCAACATCTTGGCCAAAAACTAATTCTACTAAACCTTACGTTTTATATTCAACTGGATCTGCTCAATCTATTACTTGGTACAACACTCAAATAGTTTCTGCTTCAGCATACGATAACGAAAATCAAAACAATTTATATAACGTTTTCCCTCAATATATCCAAGAAGATCCAGACAACGACCAATTCCAATTGTTTGTTGAAATGGTTGGCCAGTTATTTGATGAAATTTGGTTATATACTCAAGCAATCAAAAATCGTCAAGATGGAGATAATAGTTTAGGTGGAGGTATATCTAAAGATTTAGTTGCTGATGCTTTACGTTCATATGGAATAAACATTTATCAAAGTAGTTTTACTACTAGTGATTTATTTACCTCATATCTAGGTATTACCCCTAGTGGATCATTATTACCATCTACTGGAAGTGAAGTAATTAACAGTTACTTTACATCATCCGCTGAGATGGTTCCGTTTGATGATGCTCAAAAATTAATTTATAAACGCCTTTATCATAACTTACCTTACTTACTAAAGAAAAAAGGTACAGTTGAGGGATTACGAACATTATTAACGTGTTTTGGAGTTCCTGATACTATTTTACAAATTACTGAATTTGGGGGTAAAAATACAAATAATGTTAATGATTGGGATTATTTTGAGGATAAATTTAATTATGCTTTTACAACTAGTGGATCTGGATTTGTAAATATTCCTTGGCAAAATTTAGGTAATTCATCTAAATTTCCTAAAGCTGTAGAATTTAGATTTAAAACATTTGGATTACCTACATTAGGAATACCTTATAGCCAATCACTAGTTAATACAAGTACTAAAGAATTTAATATAGTACTCGAATACTCAGGATCAGGATATACTACAGGATCATACTCAGCATCTATTGCTAATCCTTATAATGAATATGCTACATTAAAATTCTATCATAGTGCTAGTGCCGCTAGTGCAAGTATTTATTTACCTTTCTTTGATGGTGGTTGGTGGTCTGTATTAGTAAATGGAGCTACGGGATCATCATCAACTTATACCTTATATGCTAAAAATAACATATATGATGGGTATGAGGGAAATAAATTAGGATTTCAAGCATCATCTAGTTTTACATCGGCAAAATGGTGGGATAATAATTCAACTGGTAGTCTATATTTAGGTAGCTCAGGTAGTGAGGTAATTACAAATAAAACATACAGACCATTCTCTGGTTCATTTCAGGAATTTAGATATTATACTACCAATTTAAGTGAAAGTGTATTTAACGATTATGTTATGAATTCACTTTCTGCTGAGGGAAATAATATTAGCGGTTCATATGATACTTTACTATTTAGAGCATCGTTAGGTGCTGAACTTTATACTAATACAAGTTCAATTCATCCCTCATACGCATCTACTACTTCATTTTCAACGGGTAATTTATTCTCATATACTGGATCTTATGCATTTAATCCTAATGTAGAAACAGTTTATTATGATGAGCCTGGAGTAGGTATGTTAAATAGAGTAGCTAATAAAATTAGACTACAAGACAATCATATTCCCACAGGAAATGTATTATCTCCATTAATGCCTTTATCTCAAGTTTCACCTACTACAGGTAGTGTTTCAAATAATAATAATTTATTAGAGGTTGGATTTTCACCTCAAAATGAAATAGATAAAGATATTATTCAACAATTAGGATATTTTAATATTGGGGAATATATTGGTGATCCAAGACAAATATCAAATAAATCATATGTTGATTTAAAACCATTAAGAGATGCTTACTTTAAAAAGTATAATTCTTCTTATGATTATTCGGATTATGTTCGTTTAATTAAATACTTTGATAATGCTTTGTTTAAAATGGTTAAGGATTTTGTTCCTGTTCGTACAAGTATTTCAACTGGTATTATTATTAAACCAACCATTTTAGAAAGACCTAAATACCCTGTACCACAAGTAAGTTGGTCTCTCCCAGAATACACAGCATCAATTCAACATTATTCTGGAAGTGATACAATATATGGTTTTAGTAGTGATAATGGAGGTGTTTATTTAAATCAAACAAGTAGCTTCACCCAATCATTTAATGGACCAACAGGATCTGTTAATATTATCCATAATGATAATAGAGAATTTTATAATGGTGAATTAAATGGTGCTTTAATTATAGCTACAACTCAATCATTACTTAATAATCCTTTATTAGAACCTAAATATAGGGAATCAATTGGTGATTTACAGAATTTAAATGTAAATATTTCCGGAGCTTTTTTCGAAAGTGGAAGCAATAATGAATTTAAAACGGGTACATTACCTTTTAAAATTACAAATAGTCCACCTACAATATATAATACAACAACATACGCTTATACTCCATATTTTAACACTATCAGCGATGTAAGCATAGTTTTAGAAGGAGCATGGAGTAACCAAACTGGTAATGCTAGATTCTACATATATTTTGTAGAGAACGGAACTAATATTTTAACATCTACACAATTTGAAAATATAGGAATTGGAAGCGTAGAACCTTTTAGTGAAACGTTAATTATACCTACCATTAGTCTAAACAATAATTCTACATACTCAGTACTATATGTATTTCAAAGTTTAGGAGTTAATGAACGAACTATATCATTATCTAGTTTAACTAAATGGTCTATTACTACTAGTAACTTATCAGCTCAATCGCTTTATTATTTAGATCCTAACGTTTACACTCAACAAAACTTTCCAGGTGATATAGGACAATTTGATGATTACAATGCTATATATGGTAATGTTTATTCAAATAGAGTATCAAACAAATATTTTGATGTAGATTATTCTAATGGTATATCCCTACCTGTAAATTTGGATTTAATAATAAGCAGCTCAGCTATTTACGCTCAAGTACAACCATCAAATTATACTTTAAAAAGACATATTAACCCACGCTATGTAGGAAGTAAATTATATGGAGCTAATATTAACCGATTTGCCTCAGGTGATTCTAGTTATGCTAATAAGCCTGTAATTGAAAGATATACTGATTATGTAGCTCAATATGATTATGTTGCTCAAGGAGCAAATTCAGTAGTTCATATTTTAAGTTTAATTGATATTGATGGAAATAAAATAGCTTTAAATGGTAATACCAATTTTAACTATGGAATGGTAAAAACCATTTTTCCAGCATCATCATCTGTTTCATTAGTTGATCTAACAATTAACTCAACTACCTCTGGAAGTGCTATAATAAGCTCATCAGTTGATGAAAATAATATTTATGTATATGGATCATTAAATAAAATAGATATGGGATTACTTGTCCCTACAAATTTTAATCCGTATGTTGATATTTATGAAATTGCTAGAAAAGCAGGACTAATATAAAAATTTAAAAATTAAATATATTTATAATAAATTATGGCATACTTAAATAATACAGCTGTAACTGTCGACGCTATATTAACTACCAAAGGTAGAGAATTATTAGCACGTGGTGATGGTTCTTCCGCAATTACTCAATTTGCATTATCTGATGATGAAATTGATTATACAATGTATAATCCAACACACCCTTCAGGATCTGCTTTTTACGGACAAGCAATTGACAACATGCCCTTGTTGGAAGCTTTCCCAAATGAAAACCAAATTATGAAATATAAATTAGCTACTTTGCCTCGTGGCACAGCTAAATTACCTGTTTTGGATTTAGGTATTTCAAATGTATTGTTAAAACAAGGTGCTACATTAACTCTTACTCCACAAACATTAAACTATTTAGGAAATAGCAATGTATTTGAAACTAGTGGCTATACTGCTACTATTTCTGATATTAGAACATTAGCTACATTTACTGGAGTAGGTGTTAATACACCGGCAGTTGTTGCTCTTAATTCAACTACAACCATAGGAACTAATGTATCTAAAACTGTAATTGGTACTTCATTCCAATTAAGGGGTACTACTGTAAATACTTTATTCGGTTCTCAAACTTCAATCCAAGCTACATTAACTATAATTGGAAATGATAGTGGAGCCCGTTTAGTCATCCCTGTAACAATAACTAAAGCATAATAGAAAATGTCATTTAAACGTTTAGACCCTGAAGATTTCGTCATTAGTGCAGATGCAATTACTTCCACAATATGGACAGGAGATGTACCTACATTAAGTACTTTTTTTACTTCATCTACCCAAGGCAGCTCAACTAGCTATTATTTAGATGTGTACAATATTAGTTCTGCATTAAGTGGTTCTGATGTACAATTTTCTATTGCTTATGGAAACAAATTTGGTAGCGGAAGTTTATTATACAATTCATCAGTAACGGCTTCATCTTATTCTAGAACTATCTATGGTCAATATCGTACTTTAGTTTTAGGTGATGAAAATTCTGATTTTATATTTGGTGGTTATACTGCATCTGAATTTCATGCTATTTCATTTGATCGTTCACATTATAAAGAATCTTTATTACCTGGCTCTTTAACTTTATTATTAAGTAGTAGTGCTGGTAAATTATATTTAACTGATGATAGTAAAGTATCATCAACTGTAACCTTCCTAGATTCAGGACGTGTTTATCAACTAGTAAGTGGATCTGCAGGAACAGTAAATACTAGATATACTAATGGATATACTCCTAACTCAGGTTCTTATGGATTTTTACTTCCAGACATTGGAGTAATTTTATTAAATACCAGAGCCGTTTCTTGTCCTATTGCTGATGGTGGTATTGCAACCAACATTACAGCATCTGCAGGCAATGCAGACCAATTGTTAAATGGTAAAGCATATGAATTAATTAGAAGTGGATCATTTACCGTTAATTCACAAGAAACTATTACCTCTAATTATGTCTTTATCCGTGTAAGAAATAGTGAATTTAACTATACCGAAAATCCTAGCTTTATTTCAGGTTCAACTGGTGATATTATTTATACAGACTTTATCAATAATCCTGTAACTTACATTACTACTGTAGGTATGTACAACGATAGTAATGAATTATTGGCTGTAGCTAAATTAAGCAAACCTCTCCAGAAAGACTTTACAAAAGAAGCCTTAGTTCGTGTTAAGTTAGATTTCTAAAATGAATGGGTGCTTACAAATCATTAACTGTCCAGGATGTAATCCTCAGTCCATTTGAGGTAAATAAAGGATTTTCCTTTACTGGGGCAGCAGCCTTAACAGGGTCTAATGTTTTAATTGATCGCTTTTTTGGAAAAAACATAACTGGTAGCTTTGATCCAGGAACCGACCCTATTACTGGGCAGGTTTCAACAGGAAGCTACCAACGATTAATTTACAGCTCAGTAAAGCACCTTTATTATTCTAATTTTCTATCCTCTAGTTTAGGCAGTAATGCCTCTACATCTAGTATAGTCTATGGATTAGACTCTACAGGTGATGTACGAATTGGAGGAGTTGACACTACTAATAACTACAATTACTTACAAACAACATTATCTCAATCCCGTTATTTCCCTACAGCATCTAACTCAACTGTTGGTGTTATAGCAATTCCTCAAAATTTATTTGGTGATCAAATTAAACCAGGATCATTTTATTATTCACACCCTAGTGGAAGTATTATTGATGATGGGGAAGGTAATATATTACTTACCCCTGGTAATGAACCTGTAGGTAATATAATTTATCAACATGGATTAATTATTTTAACCTCTTCTGGAAGTAAAACGACCGGAACCAATTTATATGGTGTTGGTGTTTATGGTACTGCCTCTTATGGAGGAGATACAGGAATTGATATGTTAAGTATATTTGTTACATCATCTAATGTAACATGTTCATTTTCATCCTCATATACAATTTATGAAACATTATTTAAATGTACTTTGAGAGAAAATGAATTTAACTTTACTCAAAATCCATCAGCTATAGAGGACCAAACAATAGGTAAAATGTATGATTATACAACTGGTTCTTATTTTGCCCCTTACATTACCACTATTGGTTTATACAATAAAGATAGAGAATTATTAGCAGTAGGAAAATTATCCCAACCACTACCTTCCTCAAGAACAACAGACATGACGATATACGTCAAAATAGATAAATAAAATGTGGTTATACAACAAACAAGTTATTAGCTCAATTGAGGATATGCCTCAAGGAACATTCGGTTTTATATACATGACTACTCATACTTCAAGTGGGATATCGTATATTGGAAAAAAATCGCTATATCACAACGTTAAACGTAAATTAACCAAAAAAGAATTGGCCGATATGCCCGTAACAAGAGGAAGAAAAGTAACAACCGAGGTTGTACAAAAAGAATCTGATTGGAAAACGTATTACGGATCTACAAAACAAATTGTAGAACTCATTAAAGGAGGTAAACAAGAGGACTTTACCCGTGAGATCATACAGTTTGTTTTTAATAAAAAACTTCTTACT